GGCGGTCAATCACACCGACGACAACGCCACGACGGCCACCGCGGTCGCCGCCAACATCACGGCGCATACGTCGTCTCCGAATTACGCCGCCTTCGCGGTCGGCGCGACCGTCTTCATCTCGGCCCCGTCGGCAGGCCCTGCGTTCAACGGCCTCGTCGTGGCCGCGGCGGTCGGCGGAAACGCGACGGTTGCCGGCGCGACGCCGCTGGCCGGCGGGCGCGACGAGACGACGTCGTCCGTATCTTCGGTCACGGTCAACGGCGTCGAAGTGCTCGGGTCGACGATTTTTTGGACGGAAAGCAACGCCGACACGGCGACTGCCATCGCGGCGCAGATCAGCGCCACCGTAACGGCGCCGAATTACACCGCAGTCGCCGACGGGCCGGATGTGATCGTCATCGCGGCCGATTCTGGCGTAGCAACGAACGGGCGATCCGTCGTCGTCACCGGGGCGAACGGGCTCACCGTGTCGCCGTCGTCCGGCCTCGTCATGGCGGGCGGAGCCGACCTTGCGGACGGCACGTTCCAGCCCGGTCGGTTCGTCCGCACCATCGACACGAAGATGAACGCGACTAGCGGCCCGAACTGGCACTTCTCCGGCATCAAGCAGCCAACCGAATGGGCGACCGACGCCGTCGGCGCGGGCTTCATCGACGTCTCGACCTATTCGTCCGGGTCCGAGCAACTGGTCGCCATCGCACAGTACCAGAACCTGGTAGCGATCTTCTCGGGCGAGAACATCACGATCTTCTTCGTCGACCCCGACCCGGCGCTGTACCGGAAGACGCAGCTCCTGCGAAACACCGGAACGGTCAGCCCGCTTTCGCTGACCGAGTTCGGCGACGCCGATCTGTTCTATCTCGACGAGAGCGGCGTCCGGTCGCTGCGGGCGCGCGACAGTTCCAACGCGGCATCGGCCGCAGACCTCGGCGTTCCGGTCGACACGCTCATCGTCTCTACGGTCGCGGCGCTGACGGACGCCGAGCGGGGCCGTATCTCCGGCCTCATCGAACAGGGCGACGGCCGTTTCTGGCTGTGCGTCAAGGACAAGATTTTCGTCTACACCTTCTTTCAGGGGGTCAACGTCAAGGCATGGTCGACCTATTCTCCGGGCTTCGATATCGAGCGGACAGTCGTCCACGACCGCAAGGTTTACCTGCGGTCGACCGACGGCGCGATATACGTCTACGGCGGAACGGGGTCCACGCTCGAGTACGACGACACGCAGGCCGTCGCACAGACACCTTACCTCGACGCCGAGACCCCGACGAAGGCGAAGCAGTTCACGGCGATCGACGCCGCGCTGACCGGCGAGTGGGAGGTCTGTGCCTTCCTCGACCCGACGGACACGACGGCGAACGACCTCGTCGCGCGCGTCACGCAGACGACCTATGGCGCCGGGACGCTCGAAGGAAAGGGCGAGGCGACGCATATCTCGCTGCGCTTCCGGTCGTTGAACGACGGCTACGCCAAGGTCGAGTCGGCCACCATCCACTATCAGGGCGACGGCGATGAAGATCGAAGCGGCATCTCGTAGCCACGTCGCGCACGTCGCGCACCGGCTGCGGGCCGGCGATCTGCGGGAGTTCCTGCCGCTTTCCTACGCCGAGACGGAATCGGGGCTGGCCGAAATCCTGACGGAAATGTGGTCAGAGCACCCGGCAGGCTTCGCGTTCCTGGCCGACGACGGCGAGCCGGTCGGTATCGGCGCGATGGCCGAAGGAAGGCCGAACGTCGTCACGCTGCTGTTCTTCGCTACGGATCGGTTCCGCGAGATCGCCCTGCCCCTGGCACGCTACTGCCGGCGCGGCCTGTTCCCGCGCTACGTCGACAACGGCGTGCACCGGATCGAGTGCGTCTCGATCGACGGCTACGAGGAAGCGCACCGCTGGATCCGTCTCGTCGGCATGAGCCACGAGGCCACGATGCCCGGCTACGGCAAGGGCGGCGAGACATACCATCAATTCGCATGGGTGGCCGATGATCGTCCGGCTGGCTGAGTGGCGCGATTTCGACGCGATCTGTCGCCTGGGCTCCGCCAACGTGGCCGAGACCATGCCGGGCGACGACTTCGACGCCGGCTACGTCGCGGCTATCTTCGAGCGGTACATGAAGATGGCGAACCCGACTTTCTACGTGGCCGAGAAGGATCGCGATGTCATCGGCTTCGCCTATGGGTGGCTCTGCAACTATGACTACCGGGCTGGACTTTATGCCGTCCAGAAGGTACTTTACGTGACGCCCGCCAACCGCGGCAGTCGGGCAGCCGTCTTACTCATCCGCGAACTGATCGCCTGGGCCAAACGCTGCGGCGCCGATCGGATCGAAGGTGGCAACGACAACTCTTTCAATTCGGAGCGCACCGCACGGTTTCTCGGCCATTTCGGTTTCGAGCAAGTCGGCTACGCTATGCGTCTGAATCTGAGGTCCGACGGTGTCGAAAAGCGGCAGCAACGAGGCGGCGCAGGCACGCGCCGATGAGCAGCGCAGGCAGGATCGCATCCGTGGCGGCACGAACGCCATCAACGCGATCTTCGATGGCGGCACGTACCGCCCGATCGTCGACCCGACCGGCGGCCCGATCGACTGGAGCAGCGGCAACTACTATGACGTCAACGGGAACCGGCTGACTGGCAGAGCCAAGCAGTTCGACTCCGAGGTCGTCTTCGGCGACGAGGTCACGAAGCCCGGCCAGTTCACCGAGGACTTCTTCAACCAGCGCCGCCAGTCGTTCATCGACTACGCCAAGCCGCAGGTCGACCAGCAGTACGGCGACGCGCAGAAGGAACTGACCTTTGCGCTGGCGCGTGGCGGGCTTCTCGACTCGTCGGTGCGGGGTCAGAAGTCCGGCGAGCTGCAACGCATGTTCGACCTCGAAAGCCAGAACGTCGCCGACCAGGCGCTGGCCTACGAGACGCAGGCGCGCACCGGCGTCGAGGACGCGCGGCAGAACCTGATCGCCACGCTCAACGCCACCGGCGACACGCAGGGCGCCATCAACTCGGCCCTCGCCCGCTCGACGGCGCTGTCGCAATCCCCGGCGTATTCGCCGCTCGGGCAACTGTTCTCCGACTTCACAGCCAACCTCGGCGTCTCGGCCGCGCAGGACCGCGCGGCGTCCATGAGCGGCGGCTGGTACAGGCCGGGTCAGTCCAGCAACTTCACGAGCGGCGCGGGCCGCGTTCAGGTAAATTGACATGTGCGACCCGTTGACCATCACTTCGATCGCGCTGACCGTGGGCTCCGTCGTCAGCAACCAGATCGCCGCGAACCGTCAGCAGGCCGCGCGCGACGACGCGCTCCGTGCCGAGCGGATTCGCCAGCGCGGGCTCGACCAGCAGGCCGACGCCCTGAACGCCCGGTCGCAGCAGGACTATGACACGTTCGGCGAGGACCAGGAGCAGCGCGCGGGCGAACTCGGCCAGATGTTCACCGAGCAGCGGGCCTCGACGGAAGGCGCGAACGCGGATGCCTCGCAGGAGATGGCGTCGGTCGCGCCGACGTCGTCGAACCTGGTCATGCGCGAGGAAGCCAGCCAGCGCGCCAAGGCGCGGGACTTCACGAACGCGCAGGGGATGGCGCTTGGCAATCTGCGCGCCTTCGGTGACGTGGTCGGAGACAAGGCGCGCAAGCAGGCTCGCGTCGCAGGCGAGATCGGGCAGATCGGCGGTTTCAAGCGCGGCTCGGCCGATGTCCTGCCGTTGGAACTCGACGCCGCGTCGCAAGCGGGCGGCGGGTTCCGCCTGCTCGGCGATCTGCTCGGGCTCGGTTCGGCGGCGGTCGCGTCCGGGGCTTTCGGCGGGGGAAACGTGTCGCTGCCGAACACCGCGCCGATCCCGACCGCGCGCCCCGCATTCGACCCATGGGCCGGGCTCCGCAGCGTGACGGGCGCAAACCCGTACAGCCTGTACAGGGGTAAGTCGCAATGACCGGAATCAGGCAGAATCGTTTTTTCAACGACCCCGGCATCGCGCAGGCGGCGTCGAATCTCGTCAGCATGTTCGCCCCGCCGAGCGGGGCCGACGCCGCTGGATGGGCGACGGCCAACGCCAAGCGCGGCTGGCGCAACTGTTCGAACTTGGCGCGACGCCGTCCGAGCGCGCCGCGCTGACGGGCGTCCAGGGTTACGGCCAGACCCCGCAGGGCTTCACCTACAACGTCGACCAGAACAACGCCACGCAGCGGTACGGCTACGACACGCAGTCAGCGACGTCGCGGGCGAACAACCAGCTCGACAACAACACGAGCCTGATGAAGCAGTATATCACGCCGCTGTCGCCGGGCGATGTCGCGCCGGCCATCGACGGGGCTCTTCTCAGCCAGTTCGGCCTTCCCGCCGCCGATCTTCCGGCGCGTGCGGGTGCGCCG